CAGCAAGCTAACTACTTGGCTCTCGCCGGGAACAACGTCCTTCTCTCCGGGTAATCCCGGAACTATGACAAACAATGGCTCTAAATCTTATGGGCCTCCTTCACGTAATCAATACCTCAACTCTCAACTACCATCTAGGTCTAACTATCCCTCTCAAATACCACTATACTAAACTCAATCTCTACTAACTCACAAACTCAAACACTCACTCTCACCAGATATGCAATCTAAAAAACCAAAATCGGGTGGAGGGCGGAGCCCTCCGAATGCCTCTTACTTCCTCGAATGCCTCTTGCGGAGTTTCCCATGGAAAACAATGCTTCAGAACTTCACTCGTTCTACCACCCTCACAAACGGGTAACCTTCGACTCGGGGACCGAGCTCATCACCAAGCAGGAGTTCAAGGACGAGTGCGACATCAACACGATCCTCGCTTCCTATGCCCGCACGGGCAACCTGACGCACGTCACGAGCCAGCAGGCGACCTTCCAGGACCTTCCGGACGCTCTGGACTTCCAGGAGGGCCTCAACATGGTCTTGGCCGCCCAGGAGGCCTTTGCGGGCCTCCCAGCGGACATCCGTGACCGCTACAAAAACGATCCGGCCATCTTCTTGTCGGCGCTCGAGGAGCCTTCCGAGCGTCCGTATCTCACGGAGAAGGGGGTGTTCAAATCCCCGCCTCCTCCTCCTGAGCCCTCCCCGGTCCCCGCTCCGAGCGGGTCCGGCGGAGGTGAAGATCGATAATTTGCCTTACTTGTTGTCAAATTATCTAACTGACACCTATAATGGTGTCTAAACTCTAGGAGAGCCTCACATGAAACGACACAAGATGGGCCGAAAGGCCTCGCGGAAGGACTTCACGAGAAAGGCCGATCGCATACACAAGAAAAACGTGGTAGCAGGTCCGATGCGGGGCGGAATTCGCCTCTAATGCCATGCTACAGGCCTCTCAAGGGCTTTCGAGCAATGGGGGGAGGCTGGGTCGCCTCCTCCCACAAATCAGCGACCAAGGTTCCTATGACGGTTCCCTGCTCTCGCTGCATGGGGTGCCGTATGGACCGCGCTAAAGAATGGGGGACCCGTATTCAACATGAAAGTAAGCTTCACGAGGCCTCCTCCTTCCTCACGCTCACGTATAACGAAGAACACCTGCCCGCTACTGGGTCGTTGTCCATTCGTGAGGTCCAGCTTTTCCTCAAACGCCTACGTAAAGCGATCGAGCCCACGCGCGTTCGGTACTATCTATGCGGGGAATACGGGCCTGAGTTCGCCCGACCGCATTACCATGTCATTCTGTTTGGCTACGACTTCCCAGACAAGACCAAGTGGCGCAAAGCACCAAGCGGGCATATGCTCTACCGCTCGAAAACACTTGAAGCGGCTTGGCCTCTTGGTCACTGCGAAATCGGCTCCGTCAACTCGACATCTGGCGCGTATGTTGCGCGCTATTGCCTCAAAAAAATAACAGGGCCTCCCGCGGAGGACCATTACTCTGGCCGTGAGCCGGAGTTCGCTCTCATGAGCACTAGGCCGGGGATCGGCTGCGGCTGGTTCCAGCGCTTCGAAACCGACGCCTTCCCCTCCGCCTTCGTCATCGTGAACGGGAGAAAAACAGCGGTTCCCCGGTATTACAGAAACAAGCTCCGTGGCCGCAACGAGCAAGAAAGGTCTCTCGGCCCCGTCGACGATTTCGATCGGCAACGTCGCCATCAGGGCAACGACTACCGCTTCACAGAAGAATTCATCGCCAATTCAACGGACGAACGGCTCGCCGTCCGTGAAGAGCATGCGCGACTAATGCAGGCTCACTTCAAGCGAGCGCTCGGAGAAAAATAAAATGATGATGTACGCTTACTCGATACTCGATTCGAAAACCGGCATGTTCTCTCAACCATGGTTCTTTAATCATGATCAAACAGCTTTCCGGACGGTCAACGAAGCAGCCAAAGATCCGAACTCCAACCTCTACAAATATCCCGAAGATTTCCACCTTTACAAAATCGGAGTGTTCGACGACAATACTGCCGAACTTGCGCCGACACCCCTTCAAGCCATGGGTTCAATTGCCTCTTTACTCGCAGCAAACCGACCTCAACCAACCGTGGAGCCCAACGATAACCGATCTGCTGTAATGTAATTCACTCTAACTCGGGGGCGGTGGTGGCCGCCCCCCCAATGAAAGCAGGAACAATGACTAGAATGCCCGGGGTTACATCTCATAGCTTTGCGAATATACCCAAAGCGGAAATACCGCGATCCTCTTTTGATCGCTCTCATGCCTACAAAACGACGCTTAACAGTGGCTTTCTCTATCCAATCTTCGTCGACGAAGTACTTCCCGGCGATACCTTCAATTTAAGCATGACTGGCTTCGCCCGGCTTTCGACGCCGCTGAAACCGATCATGGACAATGCGTATTTCAACACGTTCTTCTTTTTTGTGCCAAATCGTCTGCTCTGGACGAACTGGAAAAAATTCAATGGCGAGCAAACCAATCCGGGCGACAGCACTCAATTCCTCGTTCCTCAAGTCACGTCGTCTGCGACTGGCTTCGGTGTTGGCACTATCTACGACTATATGGGGCTGCCGGTCATTACCACAGCAGCAATCAGCGCAAGTGCATTTCATCTTCGCGCCTACAATCTTATCTATAATGAATGGTTCCGAGACGAGAACCTACAAGCCTCCGTTACCGTACCAACAAATGACGGTCCAGACCTCGCCTCAACCTACACTCTCCTCCGTCGCGGCAAGCGCCACGACTATTTCACCGCGTCTCTTCCGTGGCCTCAAAAGAGCGATGCCGGCGCCGTAACGATCCCTCTGGGAACCCAAGCGATTGTACGCACTCAGCCCGCCGAGTTGGTGACCGGCCCCGGGACCGGGATGCTGATGCGGTCGGCTGCGGGTGCGCAGCCGCCTCTTGGCGGCAATATTGCGTTCGGCAGTCTGGGCGGCGTCTACTCCGGCTCCGGCTTTACTTTTGCCGGGGCGAATCCAATCTACCCATCAAATCTGTATGCCGACCTGACGACAGCAACGGCGGCGACAATCAACCAGCTCCGTCAGGCTTTTCAAATTCAAAGGCTATATGAAAGGGACGCTCGTGGAGGAACCCGTTACACTGAAATCGTTCGCGCTCACTTTGGAGTGGTTTCTCCAGATGCACGGCTGCAGCGACCAGAGTATTTGGGAGGCGGCCAGTCTCCTGTCCTTGTTTCACAAGTACCCCAGACCGGAGGAACTGGAAGCACTGGTACAACAACTCCTCAAGGGAACCTTGCCGCCTTCGGGACTTCAACGCTTCACGGACACGGCTTCTCCAAAGCTTTCACCGAGCATGGAGTTATTCTTGGCCTCATTTCTATCCGTGCGGACCTTACTTACCAGCGGGGCCTCCATCGAATGTGGTCGCGCCGCTCTCGCTTCGACTTCTTCTGGCCAGCGCTTGGACACATAGGCGAGCAGGCTGTCTTATCTCAAGAAATCTACTGCGATGGCAGTGTCAACGATCAGTCGGTATGGGGATACCAAGAACGCTATGCAGAATACAGATATTTCCCTTCAACTATTACTGGTCTATTCCGGAGCAATGTGCCTACTCCTCTGGATATTTGGCATCTTAGTCAGGACTTTGGTGCGACTCGCCCTCTCCTTAATTCGACTTTCATTCAAGATACTCCTCCTTTCGCTAGGGTCGTGGCTGTGCCTTCAGAGCCTACATTCATATTCGACTCGTGGTTTCAACTGCGTTGCGCCCGGCCAATGCCAGTCTATGGCGTCCCGGGTCTTATCGACCACTTCTGAGGTGCTCTCATGGACCCGATCATCGGCTCAATCATCTCAGGCGTAATCTCAGGAGGCGCTTCTCTCATTGGCGGCCAACAGTCTAATGCCGCCAATGCTAAACAGGCCTACTGGAACAATATCGGCAACGCCAACCTGCAGAAGTTCCAAGCAACCTTCAACAATCAACAAGGACAAATCAGTCGAGACTGGGCTGCTCAACAGGTCGCGGGACAACAGCAGTTCAATGACGCCGAAATGAACAAGGCCATGACTTATAATGCAGGCCAACAAAGCCTTGCTGAAGCCTTTAATGCACAGGAAGCTCAGAAAAATCGAGACTTTCAGTCTCAACAATCTTCAACTGCGTATCAGCGCGCCACGGCCGACATGAAAGCAGCGGGACTCAATCCGATGCTGGCCTTTGCTCAAGGGGGGGCTTCAACCCCTTCGGGCTCCTCCGCCTCGATCGGCGCGTCCGGCGTTTCGCCGGCGTCCGCTTCGGCCGGCTCCGCGGGCGCGGCTTCGGTCGGCGGCGGCTCTGCCACCTCGGCCCGGATGGCCGACGTTTTCTCGCCGGCCGTCTCCAGTGCGCTCCAAGCGGCTCAACTGGGTCTCGGTCTTAAACGACAAGTCGCGGAGATCGCGAACGTCGACGCCGACACCAAGAATAAAGACGCCGGACCTTCGGGAATAATTCCCGCTATCCGGCGCGCTATCAATGACCTCTGGGGGAACTCCGATGTCGTGAACACGGCAAAAAATGCCGTCAAAAACATCCCCGGCTTCAACGCTTCACCTTCCACGCCTTCTTCAATTCCGGGAGTGCCGGGCGTCTCAAAAGACCCGTTCGACGGTCTTCCTAACTACGATGACGCTAAAAAAATCATCAGCAAGCTAACTACTTGGCTCTCGCCGGGAACAACGTCCTTCTCTCCGGGTAATCCCGGAACTATGACAAACAATGGCTCTAAATCTTATGGGCCTCCTTCACGTAATCAATACCTCAAC